TTAATATACTTCTTGCTCTATCTCTTCATGCTCTCTTGTGTAAGGTTGAATAGCTTTTTGAAGAGAGCTGGGTTTTTCGCAAAATGATTGCCATTTTTCTAGATGGTTTTTTACTTTGTGGTTTCGTAAAATTGCATATTTTTTAATCAGGAATCTTTCATCATTTGATATGATACTAATAATAACTGACTTGTGACGCTCTTTGTCATCAACATCTAATTCTTCTGATGAATTAAGGATCTTACAAAGCAAATCACAATGTATATCTAGTGAGTTGTTACACTTATCAACTTGATCGTTTATAGATTTTCCCACCAAATTTTCAAACCCTTGTGGGGTATCTAACACTGATGACGCACATAATAGAATTTTTTTGCTTGCTTCGCTAAATATCTGCATTGCTTTTACTTTTACTTCATTCTGCTCAATCACTCGGGTTAAAAAATCAATGAGCAAATTGATATCATTATTTTTTTGTTCTTTTCTAATTAAATTTATCTGCTCATTCATCAAGCTAGTTTGCGATATGTTATTTTTTTGGGTTAAGTAGAGGGTGTATGCAAGTACAGCGATGCTACACATAGCATACGCACCTCCTAGGTAAGAACCAAAAGAGCCCCAGTCAGTGCTTGATTGTGAAATCTCCTTGCCACTAAAGAAAAATGCATAGGGTAAAATTGGTGCAAGGAATAAAAATAAAAACAAAAATAATATTTTCATATGACTAATCGGCCAAAGGGTTAAATTTAATTGCATCATCAAGATGATCAGGTGAAAAATGGGAATAGCGCATAGTCATTTTGATATCCGTATGCCCAAGTATTCTTTGTAATACCAGTATATTTCCACCATTCATCATGAAGTGTGAAGCAAATGTATGCCGGAGAACATGGGATAACTGACCCGCAGGCAACTTAATATCTGTTCTTTTGAGTGCAACTCTAAAAGGAGAATAACAAGGTGAGAATAGTTGGCCTGATTTTTTTGGCAGGGAGTCGTATAGCTCCTTACTAATAGGTACAGTTCTATTTTTCCCTCCCTTCGTTTTAGTGAAGGTTATTCTATGATTAGGTAATAATTGTGAGCCAGTTAAACTTTCAGCTTCTGACCATCTGGCACCGGTAGAGAGACATATTTTGACCACCAGATAGAGACTTTCGGAATCTATGATTAAGCATTCAGATAGTAACTTGTAAATGTCATCTTTAGTGAGAAAAGCCATTTCACTTTCTTTAGTTCTAAATGGTCTTACATTCTTTAAAGGATTTTCTCCCTTCCATTCGCCCATCCGTGATAGTTCATTGAAAACGGCGCGGAAATAAGCAAGCTCAAGGTTAACTGTACGAGGAGAAACCTTATCAATTCTTTTTGTTCTTGAGTATTCCCCACTAATTCGTTTTTCTCTGTAGCGGGAAAAGAGTTGAGCATCAAAATCAATAGCTAAAGGTTGCCTCATGCACTCGTAGGCATGGTACATGGTCGATTGGCGTCTAAGCCCATCGTTTAATGTTGAACCATGAGCATTATACCAAGAGTCTATTAGCTCTTTTAGCGTTCGAAGATCTTCTTTTCCACCAAGCCATGGTTTGCTTTCAGCCTGTTCTAGTGTGAAGTTTTCAAAGGCTAATGCTTCGCCTTTTGTTGCGAACTGCTTTCTGATTCTTTTGCCTTTAGCTCCCTTTGGATAACACTCGCATATCCATTTCCCTGAGCTGCTCTTTCTGACTGTCATTTCGTCTCGCTGTAAATTCCTATAACTCGGCCTAAAACTTTTATGTCACTCAGGTCACATTCAAATGGCACTGAGCCACCGGTTACATATATACGTTTTGAAGGAATTAAAGCTAAGTCTCTTATGCTTGAGTTATCCTCAATATTGATTAACCATTTGCCGTCGGAAAGATCATTTATCTGGGTTTCAAGTATGTAAATATTTCCATCACACACAATCGCCATCGGTTCTTTTAATGGTAGGGGCGTGAATGCTAGATCAAGGATAAGTGTACCCGCATCTGTCAATTTTCCGTTTGATAACGTTTTCTTATCTACAGTTATTGTTGTGCCTACTTCAATTCTATGTTCATGCATGGGGCCTTCCCCAGTAGCCAGCCATTTTAGACTTACGCCTGTTTCTATCATGCATCTGACAACAAAATCCGCAGGAAAAGTATCTCGTCTATATCTGTTTGAAAGGCTGCTTCCAGCGATCTCAAAATGCTGTGCCAACATGATTTTTGATGAGAAGCCATAAGCCAAAACAATGCGATCAAGGACTTTTGCCCCGCCACTATTAAAATCAATATTCACTTTATCCAAAGTATCACCATTGACACCTCCCAAAATGAAAGGTAGTCTCCTCATGAATTAGCGTTAATGAATGCCTATGTATACCTATAGAAACTAACCGGAGATGTTGCCCCATGGCTGCTCTTATTACAATAAAGATCCCTCGTGAATGTGTAAGTCCAAGGGAGTTTGCTCAGCTTGAGGGGCTTGCAGAAGATACAGTCCGTAAGCTGACTCGGAGCGGAAAATTACCCATAGCTCCTAAAACTATTAGCCCCGGAAAAAAACGAGCCGGTGGGCCTACTCAAATTCTATATGCTCGATACAAAGAAGCTAGGACTCGAATGGCTTTGGGGCATTCCCGTTTCGAAATCGTCATCGGTGCGTGATTCACATTAAGTGAATTCTTAGGGGGAAAACATGTTTGATTTTTCTGTTTCTAAACATCCGCACTTTGACAATGCATGTCGCCAGTTTCCAACGCGCCACAATCTGACGCAGTTGGCGAAACAGTTGGATATGAATGCTCAAACGTTGCGGAACAAGCTCAACCCGGAGCAACCGCACCAGCTTACGGTTACTGAATTACTTGCGATCACCGACGCAACAGAAGACGCCAGCCTTATCGATGCCATGTTGGCGCAAATAAACTGTATGCCGTCAGTGCCAGTAAATGAGGCCAGTGCCGATAACATTTCTACCTACGCACTTAAAGCAACTGCCGCCGTGGGTTCTATTGCAGCCGCTGCGGTACAAGGCAACCATAAAACAGCATTCAGCAAATCCGCCCTGCTGGATAGTGTCAATACTGCGATTCGCCACCTGTCACTGATTGGTCTGACAGTGCAATGTCGCATTCAGTCAACCCCTGCGCTTGCTTCAACCGTTGATGTTATTAGCGGATTGAGTGCTGTCGCCGGTTTGAGTTGAGGTGTCTTTATGATTATTTCTATTGCCCCACTGTTAAAACAGCAAAGCCCGGTAAACCTGCGCCATTTCGGCCACGGAATGCTGGAGTTGAAGAACGGTCAGCGCTGGAAACCGGGAAGTAATCAAAAGGCGCTTTTACAAGAATTGTCCTCTGCAAAGAAGACGCCAATATTACGCCGTCTGTTCGGGCGTTAATTGGGGGTTATATGTTGCAATTAACGGAATCTGAAAAATTAAGAATGACGGGTATTGCTCGTATTGCTGAATTAAAAGAAACGCATTTCCGTAATAGAAAAAATGTTGCTCAAGAGGCTTTTGATAAATCGCCTACACATTTGCGTAAAACAATTTGTTTTCATGCTGGCTTAAAAAGTCGTCATGTGAATATGCAGTTTTCAGAATTAACGCCAGCAGAAAGAGAATCTGTTGTTGAAGCGTTGAATTACTTAATTGAGTTTACTCGTTCGTTGCCGTCATTTGTCAGTAATGATGATTGCACGCTGAATATTATTAATTAACCCCAAACACAATATATGGCGTTTTACTCGCCGGGTTTCGTATTGCCTTAAAACAGGAGTTATTTATGCAGAATACAACACAACATATATGGGTGTTCGTAGACCCCGCCAAACCGGGCAGTGAGAGCACAATCACAATGACGTCAGTCGAATCAATGGAGCTAATGCTCAATGAAGCGCGCATGGATGAAAGAAAGAATCAGGCCGCGCTGGTTTCATTTCGTTTGGATGAGATTGCTAATCAAATCCTAAACCGAGAATTGAACGGCGTAGAGGCGGCGGAGCTGCTTAATCAAATAGCCGAGGGAATTCTTAACCAAGCGCAGGCGCAACATTGATGATTAATGAAATCATTATTGATGCTCGTTACGCAATTACGTTGCTTGAGCCAACCCGAACTCTAAATCGCATTCCAAACCTCGTGCTTAACGAGATTAAATTCACCAAAGAAAATGAAAGGGTGTTAGCCGTAATTGCTCATTATCCGACAAGAGTTAGTTTGGTAAGTGATTTAATTCATCATCGTATTTATCGTTCAGGCATTAATTCTATTCCGGCACTGGTCGAGGAAACCAAGCGCCTTGCTGAATTATGTGAGAAAGGATTTAAAGATTTTCACTCTCCTAACTTATTACCTAAATAAAGAGTTTATTATGAATATTAAAATCGGTGAAAAACACGTTGTTACTTCTGACAGTCTGCAATTTATTCTTAATGAAGTAAAAGTAAGCCAAAAAGGTAAAAGTGAGGGGCAGGAACGTTTAGAGCCTATTGCTTATTATCCGACTATCTCGCAATTAGTCACGGGGTTAATTAATCGCCATATAGGTGAAGCGCAGATTAATAGTTTTGCATCACTAGGGAATGAAATTGGTCGCATTGGTAAGCTGTGCCAAGAAGCCTTTTCAGCCAAATGACCGTTTCAATTCGTGGCCGCATTGCCCCAACTCCGTCGCTGCCTTATCCGGGCAGCGGTGCTGCTGTTCCTGCTTATGCCTATCCCGGCAGCAAACCGCGCGAAACCTTGCCCGGCATTCAAAGACCGCTTACCCGTGAACAACTGATTCAGGGGCAAGCTGTTTTAGACCGTATCGACACACTCCCCCATTTCCTACGTAGCCAGTTCATTTCTCGCTATCAATACCTGTTAGCCAATAAAGGGTTAAACGACGCTAATAAATGGCTGGTATTTGTCTTTGACCAGCGTATCTGGCCGCGTATTCAGGTGGTTAATAGCAAGAATGTTATGCGCCTCAGTGCGTCAATGAGCTTTTCCACTGATGCCCCAACCTATGCCAGCTTAGCGGGTATGCATGATAAAGAGCTGCGCCGCTTTGCCCGCAAAATCGGTGATGAGCTAATGGTGGCGTACAACCATCATTGTGATGAATGCATTAAGGCTAATCAGGGCGAAAGAGCTGTTTTATTGCAGACCGATACACAGGTTCGTATTTATGGCGATCTTGCCAGAATGGCGCGCGCTTTTAATATCACCCCGATGCACTGGCGCAAATACCTGAAAGACCGGTTAGATATCACCTCTGCAATCGCCAGTCTGTCACGTCTGGTTAATCCTGAATGGTGGGAGCGCAAACTCAAAGCACAGCGCACCCGCTGGCGGGAAGCGTTATTGATTGCTGTCGGTAATGTCAGCCGTGATAACTCAGCGTCTTCTTATGCCAGTAAGCAAGCAATCCGCGAAGTGTTCGCCCGTCGCCAGTCTAATTTGGAATATCTCAAAAGCTGCCAGTTAGAAAATATTGAAACCGGTGAGCGCATCGACCTGATTGATAAGGTGATGGCGAGTATTTCTAATCCAGAAATTCGCCGTATGGAGCTAATGAGCACCATTGCCGGTATCGAAAAATATGCAGCTTCACAGAAGCACGTCGGCATGTTCCTGACCGTCACCACCCCGTCAAAATATCATCCGACCCGCGTTATCGGTAAAGGGGATAACGAGAAAGTCCAGCTTAACCATAAGTGGGACGATGAAGCCTATTCCCCCAAAGACGGTCAGCGCTACCTCTGCAATATTTGGAGCAAAATGCGCACCGCCTTTAAAGACAATAAGTTGAGCGTCTACGGGATGCGGGTGGTTGAGCCGCACCACGACGGCACGCCGCACTGGCACATGATGCTGTTTTGTGAACGTCGCCAGCGCCAACAGATTATCGACATCATGCGCCGCTATGCGTTGAAAGAAGACAGTGACGAACGCGGGGCCGCTAAATACCGCTTTGAGTGCAAGCACCTGAACAAAGGTGGGGCTGCTGGTTATATCGCTAAATACATTGCCAAGAATATCGACGGTTATGCACTTGAAGGTGAACGCGACCATGAAACCGGTGAGCTGCTGACTGAATCCGCTGCGGCGGTTACGGCGTGGGCGGCAACGTGGCGCATCCCTCAGTTTCGCCCGGTGGGTATTCCCTCCATGGGAGCCTATCGCGAGTGTCGCCGCATTCGTTTTATCAGTCTGGCGGAGTCGTTTGACGAAGCCGTGGAAGCCGTGCGCCATGCGGCTGACGAGGGTGATTTTGCGGCCTACATCGCCGCACAGGGTGGAACCAATAGCGGTAACCAGACCGTGCGTGTAGCCAAGCGCGTCGCCGATGAACTGAACGCCTACGATGAGGAAGTACAAAAAGTCGTCGGTATTTATGCACCACATTTGGGCGCTGACCATATTCATGAAACCCGCACAACCCAATGGCGCATCGTTGCTGGTGCCGTTGACGTTGAGCTTTTGACTTTGAAAAGCGCCTCTGGCGCGCCTCGGAGTCCTGTCAATAACTGTGGGTTAGGTGAAAACACCCAAGTGCCAAATGACCCCAACGGGCAGGCTAAAACGCCTGTGGCGGCGATGGAGTACCCACCGGACGCCGTTATTGACTGGTCGGACACTGCCGCCGTGAGGGCGATTGTGGCCCGCGTTAAAGAGAAACAGCCAACGATAAGCAAGATGCAACGCAGTTATGACCCCACCAAGGGCCGACTTATTGCGCCATCCGCCCGTTTAACCCGCGAAGAACGCCAACGCATCCCCCAAATCCGCAACGATTTACTGTTGAAAGATATCAGCGCCCAACGTTGGGAGCTGGAATCGTTAGCTCGTGGGGCAAAAATGGCTGTTGGTGATGCGGTGATCCATTACCCGGCACTGTCCGACTGGCCGGAATTCGATGATTAATCTACCTGAGAGAGAAACCATGACTAAAACCGACGCCACTACCCGCAAACAGGCACAGCGCCAGCGTGATAAATCTGCCGGTATCAATGAAATTCGCGCCCGACTGGAGCCAGAAGAGTACGCCATGCTGACCGAGGGCATGGCCGCCCGGCGTCTGTTCCGGCCAGCCTACGATTTACCGGAATATATCGCGCTGCTGATTCGGCAAGATAACCAGCGACTAAAAGAGCAACAAGCTGAACTGGGTAAACAACGGTGCGGCAAATGTGGCGATACCTTGCCGGGCGATCCAAATGGGTGTTGTTTACGGGGTGAGTCTGCTTGCTGGCAAACTAAAGGCATTAATAGCCTATTGATTAGCGCAATTAAACCGTTGTGACGCGTCACACTACAAACTAAATATGTAGTGTGACGTACCGTGTTCACTGTTTTTATGCATAAAAGGCTTGTTGTTCAATAGGCTGCTTTTTAAGCCAAAATTTTTTACTCAAGTAAAACCATATATTTATATAGAAGTTTTCTTAAAAAGTGCATAGTATACTGTATATAAACACAGTATGCACAAGTGCTGGGAGATTATTGGTGATAGATTTAGATGGGCTAGTTTTGCTCGAACGTATAGACCTCATAGCCAGAATGTCAGCCGGTGACGAGATGAAAAATAGAGACCGGGAAGTAGCATTGGCGTGGATTGCTGAATTAGCCATGGAAGCTAAAAATAGCTATTTAGACGGGGAAGGGGAGTCCGGTTTACCTTCTTTACGCTGATTTTTAGCGCTGCATGCATATAGTGCATGATTTTGCATGATGAACCTGAGCCAGAAAATCCCAGCTAGCCCCAGTCCCTGCGCGGTTCTCGATGCCTCATGCAAGTGCATGAAAAGCGACCTGCAAAGCGCGCAGGCGTGGCGGGGATAGCATTGCGCGCAAAGGGTTTTGATACCCTTATTTATCGATCTTGTGCGGGCCGTGGTGCTGCGTTCGGTTGGGTTGGGAATCAATGCGTGTTCATGGGGGGCGAGGGCGTGGCGGGCGTCTGGTGGCGTATGGCGCTAGGTGCTGGAATCACTACTTTTCGGGCATGAAAAAGCCGCCCGGTTCGGCGGCTATGATATTCAAAACTATCAGTTAACTATTTGTAAACCTGAAACGCGGTCAGCTTATTGTCATCAGTAAACTGTGCGGCAACGACGCCGTCTTTGACCAGTGAGTTGATAATACCAAGCGCGCCAGTCATGTATTTGCCTTTAGACATACCACACGCTACCTCAGAGTCATGGGCTAATGCCGCGTTACACTCTACCCGTTGCGATACCAGTGCAGTAATACAATCCGGGTCAAGCGACAGCGCTTGGTTAAGAATATCAGCCGCCAGTTGTGCTGTGATTTTTGGGTTAGTTTGCGTTTCCATAATTATTCCTTTTTCCGTTTTGTATTTTTGCGGTGGCTGCGGTGGTGGCGCGGGCCTCTTCACTGTGTCACCGGGTTTGTATGGCGGTGGTGTTGGCGCTTTACGTCCCATGTTATTCCTCGCTTATCAGTTCATAAGGCTTGAACCGGATCACCTCTAGCCCTATCCAGTCATTGACCTCTTTCAATCGTTCTTGCAGCGGCGTTAACTCATTGCGGACAAAGACTTGTGAGGCTTTCGCCACGTCACCGAAACCGCCGGTATTGTTGGGAATAATCCCCATCATCTGTGGTGGCACCCGGTGCACACTGAGCAGGTCGTCGCGGGTGGCGTTCTTGATATTAAAAAAGTCATCTTTGGTGGCGACTTCGCTCAACGGTAGAATCTGGATACCGTCTTTTTTACCGTTGGGTGCGTACATAAACAGGTTGCGGAAGTTGCCTAACCCTTTGGTGTCGCGCATCGCTTTACGCATTGCCTCAATATCGCTGCTACTTTGCGCGGCGTCAGTCATATACAGGATGTACCCCGCGTGAGCGCCATTCTGGTAATACTTACGGCGGAATAGCGTGGCTGCTTCATTCAGCCATGCCGAATTTAAACCGCTGAGGTATTCCGGCAGGCCGTAAAGCTCCTGATTAATATCCGGCTCTATCAGGTGGAAAATGCTACCAGCTTCAAACAGGTGTTCATTTTTCCAGTTCTGCACAAACCAGTAGCAATCTTTCTCTAACCCACGGCGGGTGTACTTGGCCGGGCTGGGGTCGAGGCGCAGTGGTGCGCCGAGTTGATTGCGGCGAACCTCTAAAAACGCATTACCAAAAACCAGATAATCCAGCGCATAACGGCTAAAAGCCTGCTGACTGAGCATCGGATGTGGAATAAAAGTACTCGCCAGAATATTGCGTTTCACATACAGCGGTGAGCTGTGATGCACCGCCGCCCGGAAACTGCGCGCCAGCCCGTCAAAGCTGATCGGCGGGTCATACCATTTACCATTACCGGTGCATTCGATGTAATCCAGAATTTCCCGCTTGTCGAGCACGGCGGAGGGTTCGCCAAAGGTGAACGCCTCTACCGGCTGTTGTTGACTGGCGGTGTGATTGGTTACTGGTCGGCTTAATGCCTTGCGGCCCTTGCGCTTACTCATTTCATTTCCTCTGCATTGTTTGCCGCTTGTGACCAATCGCATAAATATAAGAGCCTGAAATCATCCGCCGTCATGTGTTTTTTCAGCCAATATTTATCCCAATCCTTTTCCCATAATGTGCAGCCTTGCTGAATGGCATCATCAGCCGTAACCGATTGACGGAATACGCCATCAGCACAAAAAACGCCGTTATCGGTGTGTATCACCGGTACAGCTTTTCGTGGGCGGCGCAGTGAGCCATTCCAAATCTTGAACGCGGTATGTGAGCGGGAGGGTGTGGTATAGAGCGTTAAACGATGATTTTTGTGCATTGCCATCCCCTTAGCCATTTGCAGTATTGAACGCGGGTTTTTAGCCCATGCATATTCACCCAGGTACACATTCCCGGCATGAGCAGCGGCGTGACTGTTCTCACCGTGAAAGGCGATAAGTGCGCCATTACCTAACAGAATATTATTCAGCGAGAAGGGGTTCACGTTTACCCCAACGACCCGGCAAAACTCGGCAATCGTGGCGCGGGTCGTTAGAGCGCTATATCTTGAGCAGCTTAAAAAATGCTGATTGCGGCCTGTGGAGAGGGCATCCAGTAATGCTTCAAAAGCGAACAGCCAGTCGGCCCCAATCTGGCGCGATTTGGTGAGACTGCGGTCTGTGCCGGTCAGCCCTACGCGATACCACGTTTTCTGATAGCTAAAGGCCGAGTTGTCGAAATGTTCGCGCAGGCCGTCAACTTGACCCGTAGTAAAAGTCATTGATTTCATCCGTAAAACTCCAAGAAATTAGGGCTGTGGCCGCCATATGTCGCGGTAAGAGGTTCATTTAACAGGGCGTGCATAATTGCCCACGCCACATCGGCGTGGCTGGCTTCTTCGCTGCGGCTGGCAACATAAGTCGAACTCTTGCCGCTGGCGGTCATGGTTTTGCGAATGGCCATAAATGACTGGGTGATATCGGTGTGGCCGGTGTCATATTCCAGACGGCCGTTATTGATGGTGTGTTTGGCTTTCAGCACCATGGCGGTTTTGATTTCAGGGGTGTATTTGATTTCCCTTGCGGCCGGGAAGAACTGGCGCACCAACTGGAAAACGCCTTGCCCGACGGTAGTCGCATCAATACCGATGTATTCCACGCAATATTTCTGCGTCAACTCTTCGATATGCTTGGCCTGCGCTTCAAAATCCATCCCTTTCCACTGGTGGCGCTCCAATACGCGGAACTTGCCGCCCGGCACCATTGGCGGCGCAATCACCGCACACCCGGCACTGTCGCCGCCGTTGGCCTCGGACGGGTCGTAACCAATCCACACCGGGCGATAACCAAACGGCCGCAACGAATACGGGTTGTAGTCTTCCCACTCTTCCAGACTGTCCACCATGCAAGCCTGCAACTCGGCGAACGGGAACACCGACGCTTGATCGTCCACAAACTCACACATCAACAGGTTTTGATATTCTGACGGGCCGTATTCCAGTGAGAGCTGGTTAAGGTCAAACAGGTTACAGCCGCCCGCCAGTGCATCTTCAACCGTCACAATCTGCCGCCACTGACCATCAGCACACAACGAACCGCGGGCTAAATGGCTGTGGCTTAAATCCAGTTGGATATGGTCGGATTTATTGCGGCGGCCTTTATTGAACAGCTCACCAGACCAGAACGGATAGGCACTGTGGGCCAGACTCGACGGCGTGGAGAAATAGGTGGTACGCCATTTTTTGTGTAATGACATGCCGCTGGCGACTTTACGCAACTCCTGAAACTTGGGGATCCAAAAATACTCATCAAGATAGAGATTGCCGGTGTAGCTCTGCGCGGTGCGCACGTTAGTGCCGAGGAAGAACAAGCGCGCCCCGTTCGGTAACACCATCGGGTCGCCTTTCAGGTCAACGTCAACCATGTGGGCAAAGTCGATAATGTAGCTTTTGAACACGTGCGCCTGTGCCTTACTGGCGGACAGGAATATCTGGTTACGTCCTGTCGTGATGGCATCCAGCAGCGCTTCGCGGGCAAAGAAGAAGGTGGCCCCAATCTGGCGCGATTTCAGAATATTGCGGATGCGGTGAGTGAGTCCGGCCTCAAACCAGTTGCGCTGATAATCAAAGATATTTTCGTGAAAAATAGACTCCAGCTTTTCAATAGCAGATTCACCGAACAGGTTTTTATCCGGGGTCTTGCGCTCCCCTTTGTTGCGGTTCGCTACGTTCGGATTTAAGTCTGCCTCACTGCCGGTCTGGCTGTAGCGGTTCACCCGCGCCAGCCGTTCAATCTGGCGGCCTAACAGGTCAATCTCTTTAAAGTCCCGCCCCTCCTTTGCGTCTTTCATGATGAGCTGAATCAACCGCGCTTCCATGCTGGTTTCCACGCGGGAAATGGGCGCAATGGCGTCCCACCCGTCGCGCTTCTTCCAGCTCTGCACAGTCGGCGATTTCAGGGCCAGCGTGTCCGCAATCTGGCGTACAGAAAAGCCCTGCCAGTAAAGCAAGGCCGCCTGTCGCCGTGGGTCGCTGATGATGGTGCTCGGTGTCGTATTCATGCCATTAGGCTACGCGACCAGCCCGACCCTCTGCGCGTCCTCGCTGTTGTGCCAGCCCCGTCACAACGGGCTTTCGTTGTTGCTGCCGCCATACATCAGGAAACTAAGCCCCGAACCGAACAACCATAATCACACTGAATGGAGCCGCTCATGGCTAAGAAAGTTTCTAAGTATTTTCGTATCGGCGTTGAAGGTGATACCTGCGACGGGCGAGTGATTGACGCTGACGATATCAACCAGATGGCCGAGTCATTTGACCCGCGAGTCTACGGTTGCCGCATCAATCTGGAACATCTGAAAAGTTATTTCCCTGACAGCCCTTTCCGCCGTTATGGCGACGTTTCAGCACTTAAAGCGGAAACCATTGAAGACGATTCCATCCTGAACGGCAAGCGTGCGTTGTTCGCCCAAATCAGCCCCACCGATGATTTGGTGCAGATGAACAAAGCCCTACAGAAAATCTATACATCCATGGAAATTCGCCCGAACTTTGCCAATACCGGTAAAGCCTATCTGGTTGGGCTAGCCGTGACCGATGACCCCGCCAGCCTCGGTACTGAAATGCTGGAATTTAGCGCCAAAGCCAAGCACAACCCACTGGCCGCCCGTAAGTCTCACCCGGATAACTTTTTCTCTGCGGCGGTTGAAGTGCAACTGGAGTTTGAAGACGTGGCCGAGCCGGGTGTCACCTTACTCAACATGGTGAAGTCAGTATTCAGTCGTAAACAGGCAACCGATGATGCCCGTTTTAATGATGTGCATGAGGCGGTGAATGCGGTGGCAGTGCATGTGCAGGAACAGGGGGAAACCATTGAAGCCCGCTTTGCCGCCATTGAGAAACAACTCACTGACAACGTGGTGGAGCTGAAGCAGAGCATCGAAAAGGGAAAGCAAGGGGTTACGTCCCTCGAAAACAAACTGTCTATCACTGAAAACTTTAGCCAGACCAAGCGCCCGGAATCCACTGGTGTCAATGGTCAAGCCGACGTGCTGACTGACTGCTAATCAGGGTCACAGGCCGCCCATTGTGCGGTCACGTTGTTATTTCACCATTACATTATTTAACTGAATCAGGATTATTATGCGCCCAGCAACCCGTTTTAAATTTAATGCCTATCTGACCCGTCAAGCCGAGCTGAACGGGGTCGCAACCGGCGATTTGAATAAAAAATTCAACGTTGAACCCTCCGTCACGCAAACCATCATGACCCGCGTCCAAGAGTCCTCTGATTTCCTAAGCAGCATCAATATTGTGCCCGTCGCCGAGCTGACCGCTGAAAAAGTCGGCCTCGGTGTGAATGGCTCAGTCGCCAGTACCACCGATACTGACGGCGGAGACGAGCGCGAAACTGCCGAGTTTGCCTCACTGGACAGTGAGAAATATTTCTGTGAACAGGTGAACTACGACTTCCACATCCGCTATAGCACCCTCGATATGTGGGCGCGTTATCTGGACTTCCAGACCCGCTTGCGCGACGCCATTATCAAGCGGCAGGCGCTAGACCGCATTATGGCGGGTTTCAATGGCACCCACCGCGCCAAAACATCCAATCGCGCGCAGTTTCCTATGTTGGAAGATCTTGCTGTGGGTTGGTTGCAAAAATACCGTAATAACGCACCGGCCCGCGTGATGAGTAAAGTCGTCGGGGAAAATGGTGAGTTGGTATCAGATAAGATTCGTGTTGGCGAGGGCGGTGACTACGTCAATCTTGATGCACTGGTGATGGATGCTGCCAGCTCGATGATTGCCGAATGGTATCAGGAAGACCCCGGCCTTGTTGTCCTGACAGGTCGCAATCTGATGCAGGATAAGTATTTCCCGCTGGTCAACAAAGCGCAGGAAAACAGCGAATCCCTTGCTGCTGACATGATTATCAGCCAGAAGCGAATCGGTAACTTACCTGCCGTCAGTGCGCCCTATTTCCCGGCCAATGCATTCATGATCACCCGCCTTGATAACCTGTCTATCTACTGGCTGGAAGACTCACACCGCCGCCATATTGATGAAGTTGCTAAACGTGACCGTATCGAAAACTACGAATCCATTAAACAGGATTATGTGGTGGAAGATTACGCCGGGGGTTGTCTGGTGGAAAATATCGAGATTTTACCAACAAAAAGTGGCAGTAAAACCGGAATGGGTGCAAGCGCGCTAATGGTATCTGATGCCCCGAACTATGACGGCCTTGCCGCTGCGATTATGGCTGCGGTGAACGTTGCGGCCAACCCGAATGAAACCCAACCGGAAGCCACCACCGATGCGCAGGCCGCGACGGAAAGCGCTCCCGAAACACCGGCAACCAAAGGGAGCAAATAAGCCATGACCAGTCCTGCGCGCCGCCATTTTATCCAACAGTCGGCTATTGCCGCCTCACAGCTACGGGATAACCCGTTACGCCATGCCACCGGCTACGAGCTGATGTTGCTCAAGCTCAATGAAGATAAACGCAAGCTGAAACAGGTGCGTTCAAACGAGCGTAAAGCCGAGCTGAAGCGGCAGTTATTGCCGGAGTACATGCCGTGGGTGTCGGGTGTGTTAAGTGAGGGGAAAGGCGCGCAGGACGCCATTGTAATGACCATCATGATTTGGCGTCTGGATGCCGGGGATATCCCCGGTGCACTGGATATCGCCCGTTATGCCCTGCGTTATCAGTTAGTGCCAACAGACCGCTTTACCCGTTCTACCGCTTACCTGATTGCCGAGGAAGTGGCCGAGTCTGCCGGGCGCGCCTATGCCACCGGTAAGCCGGTTGATGTTGACCATCTGCTGCAAACCATTGAGCTGATGGAAGACGAAGACATGCCCGACCAGGTGCGGGCCAAACTGCACAAAATGACCGGTTATGTGCTGCGTGACAGTGACCGGGGCGAACTGGCCCTGAGCCACCTTCACCGCGCACTCCAACTGCATACCGGTTGTGGCGTCAAAAAAGACATTGAGCGACTGGCCGTGAAGTTAAAGAACGCCGCCAGTCGCTAAACCGAACGCTCCCCGAGCCGGGCGGCACGATGGCCGCAACAGGGTTTACCTTGTTAACGCCGTCGTCCACCGCCCACCCATTCTGATATTGAGGTTGCCATGACCACTGTTGTTATCCCCGCGCCACGGCCTGACAAAACCGCCGAACCGGTGATTGAAAATACCTTTTTCTGGCCTGCGGTTGACCCGATAAAACTGCGCGAGCTGTTGCGCCTTGAGGGAACCGTCACCGCCGAGCGCCTGCGTTTTACCATCAAAGGCGCTATTGCCGAGGTTAACGCCGAACTGTTCGAGTACCGCCGTGACCAGATGGCGACAGGCTTTAAAACACTGGCCGAGGTGCAGGCCGAGCAACTGGACGGCGAAAGCATCCTGTTGGCCGAGTACCAGCGCGCGGTCTGTGCCATTACGGCCGCACTGTTGGCCGAGCGTTATCGCGGCTATGACGCCAGCGCGCGCGGTGATAAACGTGCGGAAGCCATTGAAAGTACGGTTGATGAGTTGTGGCGTGATGCGCGGATTAGCATTCGCAACATTGCCGGTAAGCCTCACAGCATTATTGGCCTTATCTGATGCAGGTCAACGCGTTGCAAGGCGACACGCTCGACGCATTGTGCTGGCGCTATTACGGGCGCACGCAAGATGTGCTGGAGCAAGTCTATGACGCAAATCCGGGGCTGTCGGAACTGGGGGCCATTCTGCCGCATGGTTATCCGGTGGAGTTGCCCGACATGGCCCCGGCGGCCCAACGTGAAACCGTTCAATTATGGGATTGAAAATGGAGAAAATCAGCTCTGCGGTGGCCTATGTTTTTGCGCTGCTGTTAGCGTTTATTGGCGCACTGAGTCCGCAAGATATCGCTTTTTATGTGGCGGCGGTGGCCGCTGCTGCTACCTGTCTTATCAACTGGTACTACCGGCGCAAGAGCTATTTCTTGCTGAAAGAATTGGGTATCAGGCGGGAGGTGTTCGATGAACTCAATCGTTAAGCGCTGTCTGGTCGGGGTCATTTTGACGCTGGCCGCCACCTTGCCAAACTACCAGACGCTCAACACATCGCCCACCGGACTAAAACTGATTGCCGATTATGAGGGCTGCCAGCTCAACGCCTACCAATGCAGCGCCAACGTTTGGACAAATGGCATCGGTCACACCGCCGGAGTGAAGCCGGGCAGCGTTATCAGTGAGCGACAGGTGGCGGTCAATCTGGTGGCTGACGTGCAGCGGGTCGAGCAGGCAATGGCGGTCTGTATGCCGGTTGCCATGCCACAACCGGTGTATGACGCAGTGGTGAGTTTCGCCTTTAACGTCGGCACCGGTGCGGCTTGCCGCTCGACGCTGGCCTTTTTTGTCAACAAGGGCGACTGGCGCAGTGCCTGCAATCAGTTGCCGCGCTGGGTGTATGTCAATGGCGTAAAAACCAAAGGGTTAGAGCGTCGCCGCACCACCGAGCAAACACACTGCCTGAGCGGGGTCTGATATGCGCATAGCCATGATGTTGATAGTCGCGTTACTGGTTGTACTGGGGTGGTATGCCAACCGCCTGAGCCACGATATCGACAGTGCTAACCGGATGATTGGCACCTTATCCGCCGGAATTGAGAGCCGGGACAATACTATCACCCGCTTGCAAGATGAGGCCCGGCAACAGGCAGACAATGAGCGGGCATTACGCCAATCACTGAGCCATGCCAGCAGCTTGTCATTATCTCGTGAACAGAAAATACAAAGGTTACTCAATGAAAATAAAGCCTTGCGCGATTGGTTTGCTGCTGCTTTGCCTGCTGACGTTATCCGGCTGCACCAGCGCCCCGCGTTCGCCAGCCCCAACGATTATTTACGTTGGCTGTCCGACAGTGAACAGTTGCCCGCTACCGGGCAGCAACCCGGCGGTTAATGGTGATTTAAGTGCCGATATCCGCCAGTTAGAAACCGCACTGGTGGCCTGCGGGCTACAAGTGGAAGCAGTGAAACAATGTCAGGAACAACATCATGTTAAAACCCAAGCTGCTACGCCAAGCCTTAACCGACTGCCTGCCGCTGTTGCAGACTAACCCGGAACGGCTGAAAATGTTTGTTGATGGCGGGCGCATTGTCTCGACGCTGGCCCCGTCGCTCTCTTTTGAAAATCAATATACGCTGACGCTGTTTATTGAGGATTTCCCCGATGATGTTGATTATCTCTTTGTGCCGATACTGGCATGGCTGCGCGAGCATCAACCGGACATCATGGCAACAGAAGAAAAACGCCGCAGCGGTTTTATTCATAAGGTTGATGTGATGAGCGATGTGTTGAGTGATATCCGTATCGACCTGCAACTGACTGAGCGGGCCATTGTGAAAGAGATAGACGGTGCACTGCATGTTAATCATGCGCTGGAGCCGACTTGGCCGGGAGCAGCAACACGGCCAACAGCAATTTACTTTAACGGCGAAGTGATCCAATGAATGCGCTGAAACCCTTTGATGATGCACTGGCCGGGCTGATTGCCAGCTTAACCCCCAAGGCGCGCAAAGCGCTGGCGGTGACAGTTGCCAAACGCCTGCGGGCCAGCCAGCAACAACGGATTAAACGCCAGCAAGCGCCCGACGGCACCCCGTATGCTGCGCGTAAATCTCAACCATTGCGTAAGCCAAAAGGCCGGATTAAGCGGGAAATGTTCGCCAAGTTGCGCACTGCCCGCTATATGAAAGCTAACAGTAGCCCTGATGAGGCGGTAGTCGAATTTGCCGGGCGCGTGGAACTAATGGCGGCAGTGCATCATTTTGGGCTAAAGGATAGGCCGTCGATTCATAGTCAGGAAGTAAAGTATGAAGAACGGCCGTTACTTGGTTTTACATTACAAGACAGAGAACTTGTTGAAAATGCTGTGATTGCCTGTCTAGCTAAATAGTGTTATGTCAGACCTGACATTATTTACATATTAGCTATAATCCGATCAGACAATCAGCTCAGTGCTAGAAACGGATGCCACTAACATTATGACTGCACTAACTTAATGGGTACAGGTCAATTTGGTAAGGTAGCTTCTATATTCCAAACTTCAATGTCACTTTTAACCCATTTTTGCAAAGAAACTTATACGCAAAAAACCTCGCATTGTCCGCGAGGTTAACAAATTAATGTTAGAATTAAGTTCGCTTTCTAGGTTTAGCTTCAAGCTCTGTCAAAAACATATAAAGCGCGTTTAAATCCTGTTCTACTTCTGTAATTGTTGGGTAAGGATCTCCGACCGCAGGAGCACTGTCGTGGCCTCTGAAATACGTACTGCATTTTGACATGGCACTATTAATTATATCTATATCGTTTTGGCATATATCAATAAGTCTAGCTAGGCGCTGTGTAGAAATCCCACGTTCAAAACGTGTGACTACTTTATTGAGTAATTTTTCTTCTACCAACCTCTCCCACGCTTCGCGTAAATAACCATAAAAATGACAGAACGCATGACGAAGTTCTGTGGTTGTTGTTTCGTCTTTTTTTTCTAATCGTTTCAGATCTTGTAACTTAACTTTTAATGCATTGTACCTACTATTAGTAGTCATAGCTTCCCAAGGGGCAGAATCTTTGACTAATCCTGCAAATTTACGAGAACGTTCAAGTGCTATGCTGGAATGCTTCGCCTCAATCTCTTCAGCAACCTCAAGTAATAATTTATAAAAAACGATATTGTGTGTTAATACAATCACCTGTCGATTTTTTGATTCTGAAACTAATCTTTTTGCTACCCGACTGCTCCATTCATGACTTAATGAGTTCACAGGATCATCAAATATGACTGCCGATTTTCTTGAGTCTGCGTTCATTTCGGCCAGAAAACTAGCGATTGCAATACAGCGTTGCTCTCCTTCGCTCGCAACACTAAGAGCACCGATTACATTATCATTTTCATCTGCCAAGGATAATTTAAATTGCTGAACACCAGATTTGTTGCGGGAATCTACTTTTATTCTAAAACGATCGAAGCCAAAATTTTTCAATTCATTATCAAAAGCGGAAATAAGTGGCTGAACGACTCCTGAGCGATTGATCTTGGATGATAATGTTGAAATTGATGTGGTTATACACTGAGATTGAAGGTTTTCAAGATTTCTAATAACTTTATATCTCCTTACATTAGAGATAATATTATCGTGATTTTCCGAAAAATATTTTCGGTCTTCAAGAAGAGATAAAGTTGCCTCTTTATTAGAAATTAAAGCCAAAAAATCCTCGTCTGAACTGATACCTGCAATCTCTGTATCTATTTCTTTGATGATTTTATTAAGTTTATCCACACAGTCATTTTTTATAGTAAAGAGTAAACTTGTCACATCGCTTGATATTATTTTTTTTCTTTCCTCCAAGCCAGAGAATAAATCGATAAATTCATCACCTAACAAAGAATGATTATTATTTAATAACGTTATTGCAGCTGTATAAGGAGATAAATCTAGTGGAATAGATGCGATAGACTTTATTGCATTATCAAAATTTTCCTTTGCAGTTTTTGCATCTCGAGCAGTTTGATCATTCAAGTATTGATTCAGCGCAGCCATTCTGTTTTCACTTTCTTCCCCAACCTCTTGTATACAAAGAGGACAATATTCACCTTTAACCATCGGGAAATTTTGCTTATTTACTTCCTGCTCAATAAATAGCTTTGCCGCTTGCCATAGTTTTTGCCAACTCAATCCTGCAATGTTATCTAATGGTAAGCTGTTTAAGGTTGCTTTACGTAATTCCTCTGAAAGATTTTCAGTTCTTTCCTTTTCTGCCTTAAGTTTTTGTAGATCATCACTTGCTTTGTCATCCAATAATTTTAATGCATTATCGCAAAATGATTTTAACGGAGCTAACGTCGATTTATTTTGCTGTAAATTTTTTCTTATTGTTTCTGCGGTCTGAGATTTGTATTGAATTATTTCTTTTCTCAGAAACTCTATTTTTTGTAGATCTTCAGTTGTTGCGATATGCTTATTTATTTCTTCCTCATCAGTGTCTGCTGACAGGCTTTTCAAAAAATCAGCAGTAATGCTAGAGGATTTCAGATCTGCCAGATTGAATAAACCATTGCCGGGCATAGTATCTTCATCCACATAGGATTTAACACTATTCACAGCACTGACTAGCTCAGCGAGCAAATTTAAGCCTACTGGTTTAAAACCAAGTTCATCTTCTTTATTCACATAATGGCTTGCGGATGAACTGTCAAAAACTCGAATTGACTTTAGTACTTCAATACTAGGTGTGTTTTTATCCCACGAATAGGTTTCGTCCTGTCCATTATATGATACGGAAATTTTTGCCTGTGGAAGATCTTGCTGCTGAGAAAAAATATTACCTACTATTTGAGGACAGTCACCGCGAGTTAAGAATGCATTTTTTAAAATACTGGCGTAACTTGACTTACCTGCGCCATTATCACCATAAATAATAAACAGCCCTTCATTTGGGAAATTTATGGTTTGATTTTCGGCCAGTAACCCGACACCTTTTACGTCATAAAGAGATTTTATCGATACTTCATATTGCTCTGCTGCATAGCCTGTAAAATCTAGAGGTACTACAGATTCGTTATAAGTTTCATCAGGCTCAAATAGACCATGTTCCATGCGTGCAATTTTCAATACATCATTTAGGTTGTCTCGATCTAATGTTCCATTAATCAATGCAAGTTTTAATGCATGTCTCCACCAGACAGGTTTTCTTTGAGACCATTCTGCAATCCTCTCTATAGATGTCATACAAACTCCTTTAGTAGTCAGATTTAGTTAAAAATAATTGATATTACCCAATGACTATAACAACAAAAATTCATGTTTTATAAGGAGTTTTATAGCAAAAAAGTTTACTACAGTCGCAAATTCATAAAAAAATCTGTCCATACCAAAGTTTCTTGTTCAGGCAGAAGTGGATTGGCTCCGCCTCTATATCCGTTCCTCGCTCTTCGCCGACCGTTAGATTAGTTCGCACCTTGCACAGGATACAGTCAACTTTGGTTAAGACTAATACCACCAAATAGCCTTCTCGTTGTCCCACCGCTGAACAAACCTGCACAAATTGCCGTCTGACCTGTTGGGCAGCATCCTTTCTGCATGAACACACAAACCCAACTCACAGAAATTCTACGCCTGCTGCGCAACCTGATCCGTATTGGTACGGTGGCCGAGGTCGATCTCGACAATGCCCTGTGCCGTGTGGCGACGGGAGACAATACCACCGGCTGGCTTAACTGGCTGACGCTACGCGCCGGTCAATCGCGGTCATGGTGGGCACCGTCTGAGGGGGAGCAAGTATTGATATTGTCCCTCGGCGGCGAACTGGATACCGCCTTTGTGCTGCCGGGCATTTTCTCTGATGACTTCCCGCCGCCGTCTGCCTCGGCGGATGGCCTGTATATCGCCTTTCCTGACGGTGCAACGTTGCACTATGAGCCTGAAAGTGGCGAGTTGCGGGCTGATGGCGTCAAAACGGCGGTTATCAATGCCAGTGAATCGATAAATGCCACTGCCCCTACTATCACCTGTGCCGCCTTGGTCAAAATCCTGCTGGATACACCCGAAGTGGAATGCACCAACAACCTGACTACCGGCACGTTGAACGTTAAGAAAGGCGGCAAGATGAGCGGCAACATTGACCATTCCGGCGGCAAGTTCTCATCCAATGGCGTGGTGGTTGATGATCATGACCACGGCGGCGTATTGCGCGGCGGGGATTATACGGAGGGGATTAAATGACCACTGCCACCTATCTCGGCATGAGCCGCAACGCCGGGCAAACCATTACCGACGCTGACCACATCAGCCAGTCTATCGCTGACATTCTTATTACCCCTGTGGGTTCGCGGGTGATGCGCCGTGCTTATGGTTCGCTGCTCTCGGAGCTGATTGACCAGCCACAAAATCCGGCCCTGCGCCTGCAAATTATGGCCGCCAGTTACAGTGCCATTTTGCGCTGGGAGCCGAGGGTCAAACTGACTGGTATCACCTTTGAAACCACTTTTGACGGGAAAATGGTGGTTGATATCACCGGCACTCGCACCGATAGCGCGGCCCCTCTCTCTTTAACCATCCCTGTGAGCTAACCCTATGGCAACCATTGACCTGAGCCTGTTACCGCCGCCGTTTGTGGTGGAAGAACTGGATTATGAAACCCTGCTGGCCGAGCGTAAAGCCACGCTGATATCTCTTTACCCGGAAGAACAGCGCGCCGCCGTGGCCCGCACGTTGTCGCTGGAGTCGGAGCCGCTGGTCAAGTTGCTACAGGAAAACGCCTATCGCGAGGTGATATTGCGCCAGCGCGTCAACGATGCGGCCCGCGCGGTGATGGTGGCCTATGCCGTCGGCAGTGATTTAGACCAGCTCGGCGCAAATAACAACGTTGAGCGGCTGGTGATTACCCCGGCAGACCCTACAGCGATACCACCGATAGAGGCGGTGATGGAATCGGACAGTGATTTCCGGGTGCGTATCCCGCAAGCCTTTGAGGGCTTGAGCGTCGCCGGGCCAACAGGTGCTTATGAATATCACGCCAAAAGCGCTGACGGCCGTGTGGCCGATGCCTCGGCAATCAGTCCGACACCCGCTTGTGTCACGGTCACGGTGCTATCGCGTGAGGGCAACGGCGAAGCCTCAGCCGAACTGCTGGCCGTGGTTGCGGCCGCGCTGAATGATGAGAACACGCGGCCAGTGGCTGACCGGGTCACGGTGCAATCCGCCCGCATTGAAGATTATGAGATTGACGCGGTGCTCTATCTGCATCCGGGGCCGGAAGCGGAGCCGGTACGCATTGCGGCTGAGAAGAAACTGACCGCCTTTGTCACTGCACAGCGCCGCCTCGGCCGCGACATTCGCCTGTCGGCGCTGTATGCCGCGCTACATGTTGAGGGCGTCCAGCGGGCGGTGATTAATGCCCCTTTGGCTGATGTCGTGCTGGATAAAACCCAAGCGGCTTGGTGCACCGGCAGCAGCATCACTGTCGGGGGTACGGATGACTGACCGTTTATTGCCTGTTGGTTCTTCTGTGCTGGAAGTGGCTGCCGCGCGCGCCTGCGCCGAGCTGGAGAATACCCCGGTACCCATTCGCCAGCTCTGGAACGCCGACACTTGCCCGTTACCCCTGCTGCCCTATCTGGCGTGGGCGTGGTCGGTTGATCGCTGGGATGAAAGCTGGCCGGAAGCCACCAAGCGCGCGGTGGTGAAGTCCTCGCAGTACGTGCACAAACACAAAGGCACCATTGGTGCAATTCGTCGGGTGGTTGAGCCGCTGGGTTATCTCATCAAGGTGATCGAGTGGTGGAAAACCAACGAAACACCCGGCACCTTTCGCCTCGATGTTGGGGTGTTGGAAACCGGCATTACCGAAGAGATGTATCAAGAGCTGGAGCGACTGATAGACGACGCCAAGCCATGCAGCCGCCACTTAGTCGGCCTGTCCATCAATCTCGACAGTAGCGGCCCGCTGTATATAGCCGCCGCCAGTTACAGCGGTGATGAACTGACCGTATACCCGTATTTACCTGAAACTATAACCGTGACTGGCGAGGGTTACGCCAGTGCCGCAATCCACATTATCGATGACCTGAGAGTGAACCCATGACAGCGAGATTCTTTGCTTTACTGACCAATATTGGTGCGGCCAAGCTGGCGAACGCCACCGCGCTCGGCACCCGCTTAGAGATTACCCAAATGGCCGTCGGGGATGGCGGCGGAACCCTGCCAACCCCTAGCCCGGCACAAACCCAACTGGTGAATGAGCAGCGCCGCGCCGCCCTTAACATGCTGACCATTGACCCGATTAACACCAGTCAGATTATTGCTGAACAGGTTATCCCTGAGACTGAGGGCGGGTGGTGGATCCGGGAGATTGGCTTGCTGGATAAAGACGGTGATTTGGTTGCCATTGCCAACTGCGCCGAAACTTATAAGCCACAATTGCAAGAGGGCAGCGGGCGCACCCAAACCATTCGGATGATTTTAATTGTCAGTAGCACGGCTGCTGTCACGCTGAAAATCGACCCGTCAGTGGTGCTGGCTACGCGCAAGTATGCTGATGATAAAGCGATTGAGGTTAAGCAGTACGCTGACAACCAGCTCACCGAGCATGAGAAATCACGCAATCACCCGGATGCCAGTAAGACAGAAAAAGGTTTTGTTAAATTAAGCAGTGCCACAACCAGCGATAGCGAAGTGCTAGCCGCCACGCCGAAAGCGGTCAAAACAGTCGCCGAAGCAGCAGCGAAAGCATTGGACGACCACGGCAAAGACGCTAATCCGCACGACCAGTATTTTCAGATTGCCAATCTGTTATCTGAGATTAAAGCACAGGGGCCAGCCGCACTGGCTGAGACTCTCGCAAACCTTGGTTTAGGCGACGCAGCTAAAAAGGGAATTGCAACTAATGCGGAAATGCAGGTGGGAACAGCGGATAAGCTGGTTTCGCTGGTTGGGCTAATGAGTGTTTTCGGTAAACGAGCTTTCTCTGAAAATGACTACATTCGCATACCTGATGTTCCGGGTGGGTTAATCATCCAATGGATGAAAATTAATAATTTCCCAGCTAACACATTTCAAACTGTCACGTTACCCACGGCTATGCCCCATCAACTACTTAATGTTCTTTCTACTATGTACTACGGCATTGCCTCTGCCAATGCAGAAGCTAACGCGCGCGTTACGGATTTTACATTAACTAACTTCAGGGCGGCGGCCGGACTATCGTACACAACATCTCAAACGTTTATCGCAATAGGATATTAATATGAACAGTGTTTTTTTTAGTCCATCAACGGTAGGTTTCTATAGCGACAATTTAATCAATGATGGTTCGTATGATAGTTCTCTACCCTCAGATATTATCGAACTGACGCTGGCAGAAAATGAAATATATAAAGGTAGAAATCCCCCCTTGGGTAAAATGCTTGGTGCTATTAATGGTCGCCCTGCGTGGGTAGATTTACCACCACCGACACATGAAGAGTTAATCGTTAGTGCCAATGCTAAAAAGAACCAGTTGAAAGCAGCCGCTGATTCAGAAATTGATTGGCGACAAGATGCGGTTGACGGAGCGTATGCGGAGGGTAACGAGGCCGAAGAGCTTGCAGCATGGAAGAAATACCGAGTGTTATTAATGCGTATTGACTCATTAAAAGTCCCTGATATTCTTTGGCCCGCATTGCCAGAATAGGAATGCCGGGCTTAATCGCCCGGCATTTACTTAATGAATTATAAGTCTATCTGCCAAATAAGACGACTCTCGCCGATTTATTGAAGTTGATGATTTTTATTAGAACATAAGCTAGCAAGGTTGCAACAGAGAAACAAACAAGATTTAAAACAGAATGGTTTTCAATGAAGCCTGATATTAGCTTAACCGCTAAGTAAATCAATGTACCTTGAACTGCGTAAAAAGCCAATGAATTATTAGATAAATAGTCTATGGCATATTTTAATTTCTTATAAGCCCAATTATAATCAAGCCCGAATAAAAACACTATGGCGCTAATCGCTGTCGCATATCTAATCATGAATAATAGCCTGTTATTCAAGATGCTATTCTCTATAGTTAAGCCAAAAATAGTCTCTACATTTAATCTATGCCATTGGGTTACCAGTGCCAAGTAAACAATTAATGATAAAATATTTACATACCGATTTTTTATTTTTGATAAAATTGAATATTGTTTAAAGCAGTAGCCCATGAAAAAGAAGAAAAATTGCCACGTTAATAAGCCCATGCCGAACTCACTTAACAAGGTAAACTTATGTTGAAGTCGATCAGCGATGATAATGAAAATTATTATATAGAGCGCTTTGTTTTTTTCTGGTAATACCATAAAGATACATATTGTAAAGAACAAAACCCATAAGAACCATAAACCAAGAGATGGGTTAATTAGCAATGCCCGCATATAAGAATAAAAAGAGCTTAAATGAACACCATCCGCATTGAATATGAAATAGTTTATTATTGCCCAAGAAAAGAAAGGGACTAGCAAAAGTTTAGCTTTCTTCATTAAATCTGATGATATTCCTTTCGGTTCTTTATAAAGATATCCACTTATACACATAAATAATGGCATATGAAACGAATAGATAACTTTAAATAAAATGTCATCATCGAAGTTGCTAGTTGTAGTCTGAATGACATGCCCCGCTATAACTAATAATGTTGCAAATGCCTTAAGTACATCTATATTTTTATTTCTAACGTCCATTACAGCCCCTTAAAAAGACAAAAGGATAAACTATCTTCATTTTTGCCATCATTCTAATGAAACAGATAATATCATTGTAGATAAAATAATGATAACCATACAAAATAGTTATCAAACGTACTCTTCAATTAGAATAAAAATTCTATTGATATTTCCGTTGTGCCATTCCCCACACATCCCCTATCAATCGCCCCCTGCGCGGTAAGCCGTCACCATACTCTCACCCTTAACCAACGGAGAGTTACCCCATGGGTGATTACCATCACGGCGTCCGCGTTCTCGAAATCAACGAGGGGACGCGCGTCATTTCCACTATTTCCACCGCCATTGTCGGCATGGTCTGCACCGCCGAGGATGCCGATACGGCAACCTTTCCCCTCAATACCCCGGTACTGATTACTGATGTGCGCGCCGCTGCCGGTAAAGCAGGCAAAAAAGGCACACTGGCCGCGTCTTTGCTGGCGATTGCTGAACAGTCGCGCCCGGTTACGGTTGTTGTACGTGTCGCTACCGGTAAAGATGAGGCTGAAACCACGTCTAATATCATCGGCGGCGCAGACGAGAACGGCCGCTACACCGGCATGAAAGCGCTGTTAGATGCGCAATCAGTTACCGGTGTTCGCCCGCGTATTCTTGGTGTGCCGGGGCTTGATAATCAACAAGTGTCTACTGCGCTGGCGAGTATCTGCCAGCAGTTGCGCGCCTTTGGCTATATCAGCGCCTACGGTTGCAAAACCCTTTCCGAGGCTATCCTGTACCGTGACAATTTCAGCCAACGCGAGTTGATGTTGATTTGGCCGGACTTCCTGAGCTGGAACACCACCGCCAACAGTACCGATATTGCTTATGCCACCGCCCGCGCCCTCGGTCTGCGCGCCAAGATTGATACTGATACCGGCTGGCATAAAACCCTGTCTAACGTCGGCGTAAATGGCGTAACCGGTATCTCTGCCAGCGTCTACTGGGATTTACAGACCGTCGGCACTGACGCTGACTTACTTAACAAAGCCTGCGTAACAACACTAATCCGTAAAGATGGCTTTAAGTTTTGGGGTTCGCGTACCTGCTCTGATGATCCACTGTTTGCTTTCGAGAACTACACCCGCACCGCACAAATTCTGGCGGACACCATGGCCGAGGCGCAGTTATGGGCGATAGACCGCCCGATGCACCCGACGCTGGTCAAAGACATGATCGGCAGCATCAACGCTAAATTCCGCGAAATGAAATCCGCCGGGCTGATTATTGATGGCACTTGCTGGTATGACGACAGCGCCAACGATAAAGACACCCTGAAAGCGGGCAAGCTGTTTATCGATTACGACTACACCCCAGTGCCACCACTGGAAGACCTCACCCTGCGCCAGCGTATCACCGATAAATATCTGGTGAACTTTGCCGCTGCCGTCAACAGCTAAGGAAACCTGAATTATGGCACTGCCACGTAAGCTGAAATTGATGAACCTGTTTAACGATGGCCGGGATTATATGGGGATCGTCTCGTCCATTACTCTGCCAAAACTCACCCGCAAGCTGGAGAACTACCGGGGCGGCGGGATGAATGGCGTTGCGCCGATTGATTTGGGGCTGGATGACGATGCGCTTTCCATGGAGTGGTCGATGGGCGGTATTGACGAGCTGGTGTTGCAGCAATGGGGGACGCCTAAAGTTGACGGGGTTCCGCTGCGCTTTGCGGGCGCTTATCAGCGTGACGATACCGGCGAAGTGACAGCGGTAGAAGTTGAGATCCGTGGCCGTCATAAAGAGATTGATGGCGGCGAATCCAAGCAAGGGGAAGACACCGAAACCAAGGTGTCCACCCAGTGCACCTACTACAAGCTGACCATTGACGGCAAGGTAGTAATGGAAATTGACGTGGTTAACCTGATTGAAATTGTTAATGGCGTAGACCTGCTGGAAGCGCAACGCAAGGCCATTGGCCGCTAACCCCTGACGGCCAGTGCTCACCCGCTGGTCTCTAACTGAATTGGAAAAAACCATGAAAAAACTCACTGTTAAAACTGAAACCATCGCCGAGGTTAACGAGAATGTGGTGGTACTGGAAACACCGCTAAAGCGTGGCGATACCCTGATTACTGAAATCGAAGTTTACCGCCCGAATGCCGGAGCGCTGCGCGGGGTGCGGCTTTCAGATGTCGCTCATTCTGATGTGGATGCGCTGATTGTGGTGTTACCGCGGATCACCACACCGACACTGACCGCCGCAGAATGCAGCCGCTTAGAATTGCCGGATTTAGTGGCGCTGGCGGGCAAGGTGATTGGTTTTTTGTCGCCGAAACAGGGGGCGTAACGCTCGACCCGAAACTGGAAGTTGACGACCTGATGGCGGACATTGCCGCCATTTTTCACTGGCCGCCGTCAGAGCTTTGGGCCTTGAGCCTTACCGAGCTGGTGCGCTGGCGTCATAAAGCCCTGCTACGAAGTGGAGCCGTAAACCATGAGTAAGAGCTTACAACTACAGGTATTGCTCAAAGCAGTAGACCAAGCTACCCGCCCGTTTAAAGCCATTCAAACCGCCAGTAAATCCCTCACTGGCGACATTCGCAACACGCAAAGCAGCATCAAATCACTTGATGCGCAGGCGGCGAAAATTGACGGTTTCCGCAAGGCCTGCGCCCAACTGGCGGTCACCGGACAGGCATTGAAAAAAGCCAAAGAAGACGCGGCGGCGCTGGCTATCGCCTTTAAAAACACCGAGAAACCCACCGCCCAACAAGCCCGGCTGATGGAGGGAGCCAGGCGCGCGGCGGCTGAACTGCAAACCAAATACAACGGGCTGCGTACATCGGTACAGCGCCAGCGCGACGCGCTCAACGCCGACGGCATCGCCACCAAAAACCTGAGCAGTGAACAGCGCCGGTTACGCAGTAGCGCCGCCGAAGCGACTGTCGCCCTGAGTCGCCAGCGCCAAGAGCTGCAACGCCTGAGCCTGAAACAGGAACAACTCAACCGAATCAGCCAGCGGTATCAAAAAGGTAAGGCTGCCACCGCCACAGTGCGCAATGTGGGCGCGGCCAGTCTTGGCGTCGCCACCGCCGGGCTGTACGGTGCGGCAAAGCTGATTGCGCCGGGGCTGGAGTTTGACAGTCAGATGTCCGGCACCCAGGCGATTTTGGGGCTGGATAAAAAGGACGCCAAGCTGGCCGCTATTCGTCAACAGGCGCGGGATATCGGCGGCTCCACTGCCTTTTCCCCGACTGACGTCGCACGAACCCAAGACACGCTGGCCCGTTCCGGCTATGACGCTGACGCCATTCTGGCCGCCACTGAACCGACAGTTAACCTGTCGCTGGCGTCTGGTGTGGATATCGCCGAGGCGGCGGATATTGTCACCAACATGCAATCGGCGTTTAACCTGCCGTTAGACCAGATTAAACGGGTGTCAGACGTGATGGCGAAAGGCTTCACCAGCTCAAACACCAACCTGTTAGAGCTGGGCGAGGCGATGAAATACGTGGCCCCGATTGCTGAGGCCGCCGGAGCCAGTATCGAAGACACCACCGCGTTACTCGGTGTGCTGGCGGATAACGGCATCAAGGGCAGTATGGCAGGCACCAGTACCAGCGCCGTATTCAGCAGGTTACAGGCCCCGGTCGGTAAAGCGCCGGAAGCCTTGCGCGAACTGGGAATAACCACCCGCGACCGCAAAGGCAATATGTTGCCGGTGGAGAAAATCCTCAAAGACATAAACCGTTCGTTTAAAAAGAACAAGTTAGGCACCGCACAGCAAGCCGAGTATCTGAAAGTGATATTCGGTGAAGAGGCGATGAAAGGCGCGGTGAAACTGGTGGCCGCTGCCGGTAACGGCAAGCTGGCGGAGAAACAAAGCAAGCTGATGAATGCGGGCGGCACCGCAGAATCTATCGCCACCGTCAGAATGGATAACCTCGACGGTGACCTGAAAAACCTGAGTTCGGCATGGGAAGACCTCGAAATTGAGGTATTTGAGAAGCAAGACTCCGCGCTGCGTAAACTGACCGTGACCGCTACCGACTGGCTGATTAATGTCGCGGCATGGGCCAAGAAAAACCCGGAGCTGGTCAACACCATTACCACTGTCACCGGCGCGGCGCTGGCACTGGTTGCCGGGTTGGGTGCATTGGGGCTGATTGCATGGCCGGTGATGGCTGGGTTTAACCTGTTGTTGGCCGGTGCCGGTTTATTGAGTACCGGTTTTTCCCTGATGGCCGGCACCATTGCCGCCGCACTCACGGCGCTGACATGGCCGATAGTGGCAGTAGTTGCGGCCATTGTGGCCGGTGGCCTACTTATCCGTAAATACTGGGAGCCTATCAGTGCCTTTATTACTGGTGTGGCCGAGGGCTTTATCGCTGCTATGGAGCCGGTCAGTGCCGCCTTTGAGCCGCTTAAACCGGTATTCAACTGGTTTAGTGACAAGGTGAAGCAGCTTTCGAACTGGTTCGCTGACCTGATTAAACCGGTAAAAGCCACGCAGGAAACGTTAGACGTAGCCACCAATGCGGGCAAGTTATTCGGCGAGGGGCTGGCGGCGGCGCTCAGTCTGCCGATGGATGCGCTGAACACTCTGCGCAGTGGCATTGATTGGGTGCTGGAAAAGCTCGGCGTTATTGATAGCAAATCTACCGGGCTAGCCGATAACGTCCCGAAAGATAACCCTTATTCGGGCGGATACTCACCCAGTGGCGGCGTGTTGTACGGCGGTTATCAGCCGGTCACCGCCCATACCGGCACCACTATCGTTGATAGCAGCGTCACCACTAACGATATCAAGATAACTATCCCGCCGGGCATGAGCCGACAGGATGCCGAACGCATGATGACCGATGCGCTGGCTAAGAACGAACGCGATAAACGCGCCCGCCAGCGCGGCCAGATGGAGAATGATTAATCATGATGTTATCACTGGGGTTATTTGTGTTTATGCGCCAGACCACCCCTTATCAAAGCATGGGGCGCAATATTGATTACCGTTGGCCGACTAACAGCCGCGTGGGTTTGCGCCCGTCCGCGCAATTTCTTGGCGTCGATAGCGAAAAAATCACCCTGTCCGGGGTGTTGCTGCCGGAGCTGACTGGCGGCCGCCTGTCATTGCTAACCCTTGAGGCGATGGCTGACCAAGGCAAGGCATGGCCGTTGGTTGAGGGCAGCGGCATGATTTACGGCATGTTTGTCATCGAGAGCCTGAGCCAGACCGGTGCGTTATTCTTTGCAGACGGCAGCGCCCGGCGCATTGAGTTCACCCTTAATCTGTTGCGGGTGGATGAGTCGTTAACAGCGATGTTTGGTGACCTGCAACAACAGGCTGACGAGTTGCTGAGTAAAGCGACAGCCATGACCGGTAAAGCACAGGCGGCTATCGGGGGATTCTTCTCATGATGAGCGGTATGTCGCTACCGGCCGGGGCAGATATGGCCCCAGACTTTATGCTGAACATTAACCAGAAAGATATCACGCAGAATATCCGTGACCGTTTGCTGTCTCTGAGTCTGACCGATAACCGAGGCTTTGAAGCTGACCAGCTTGATATTGAACTGGATGACGCTGACGGCCAACTCGCCATGCCGGAACGCGGCGCGGTGCTGTCAGTGTTCTTGGGCTGGAAAGGGTCGGCGCTGATAGGTAAAGGCGATTTTACCGTGGATGAAGTCGAGCACCATGGTGCGCCGGATACGCTGACTATTCGCGCGCGCAGTGCAGATTTTCGCGGTTCGCTCAATGCCCGCCGAGAAGTCTCTTATCATGAAACCACGCTGGGTAAGGTAGTGGGGCAGGTGGCCGAGCGCAACAACCTGAAAGCGATGCTGGCTGACGGTCTGGCGGATATCGCGATCTCTCATATCGACCAGACCCAAGAAACTGACGCCAAATTTATCACCCGGTTAGCTTCACTGAATGGCGCGGTGGCCGCAATCAAAGCCGGACGACTATTGTTTATCAAGCCGGGTAGCGGTGTGACGGCCAGCGGTAAGCCTATCCCACAAATGACGATCACCCGACAAGATGGCGACCAGCACAGCTTTAGTATTGCTGACCGGGGCGCGTATACCGGTGTCAGTGCCAGTTGGTTGCACACCAAAGACCCCAAACCGGCCAAGCCGAAAAAGGTTAAGTTGCAGCGCAAGCCCAAGTTTAAACAGCTCCGCGCGCTGGAACACCCCAAAGCCAAACCGACCCGCACCAAAGCGGCTAAAGAGAAAAAGCCGGTAGAGGAAAAGCAAGGGGATTATCTGGCAGGGGCTGAGGATAATGTCTTTGTTATCACGACGGTTTACGCCACGCAAAAAGCTGCCATGCGCGCCGCTCAATCTAAATGGGAGAAGTTACAGCGCGGTGTGGCCGAGTTCTCTATCACCTTAGCCATGGGGCGCGCTGATTTATTTCCTGAAACACCGGTTGCGGTTAGTGGCTTTAAATCCGTGATAGACCAACAGAACTGGATAATCAGCAAGGTAGCGCACAACCTGAGTAACAGCGGCTACACCACACAATTATCTCTCGAAGTGTTGTTGTCGGATGTCACTTATGAGGCGGAGTGAGTTCACAATAAGTGGTTTTGTGATTATTTTATTCACTTAAAGCTAATTTTTGAGCGTTTCTAGTGTTATCATACTTGCATAAGCAGAGAGAGGAGGGGATACGAGTATGATGCATTGCCCGCTTTGTAAGACCGCTGCACATGCTCGGTCTAGCCGTTACCTGAGTGAGAAGACGAAGGAACGTTATCACCAGTGTCAGAATATAAATTGCAGTTGTACTTTCGCCACGCACGAAACGGTTGACAGAATAATTGTGTCACCGGGGGAAACAAAACCAGCACCACCACATCCAAGTAGAAATAATCAAGGGGTGTTGTGGATGTAA